AACGCCCATCTGCTTGAACTTTGCAGCTTCAATGGAATTACGTTTTCCGCCATTTGGAGAGTGATGGAGAGTTAGTCTATATTTGGGATATGTGTAATCAAACCACTTCACGCAAGCTTTTTGGAGTTTGTCTTCTAAATGTCTCATGCAAATTATGGTAGTTTTAATTTTATTTCATTGATAAGTTCTTCATTGGATATGCAATAGCCTACATTAACTATGTCGCATAAATGCCTTTTCAAATCGGTCGGATTGTTAAATTCAATTTGAAGTAAGGATGCTGTTTCGTAAACAACAAACTCTCTGTCCTCAAGCTCTTTAATTAACTCTTCGTCTGACAATTTTTCAAGAATATCATCTATATAATCTTCCATGTCAAATTCCACCTCTGCCGTAACTGTAACATAATTGCTCATATATGTTTGATTTTAAGTTCCACATCCACCGGCTTATCTTTCATCATGGAGAAAGCATCAAGTATCCTCTCCTTAGTCAACTGGATGGGTCGGGTTATTATTTCACTCTCTATGTTTTCCAACGGTATCTTCTTTCCGTCATAGGTAATAAGAACCGCAGAAGTTATTACGTAAGGACTCATGTCTTGTATTGTTTCTTTATCTGCCTTGCAATCTTCTTGTTCAGTTTACTTAGACGCTCTGCCTGCTTGCTGTCACCTCCAATATTATGAATGTCTGACTTTCGGTCTTCGATAAGCTTCTGAATGATTGCGCCTTCGGATTTGGTTATTGTAAGTTTCATAATGAGTTGTAGTTAGTGGGGAAGTTCCGAATCGAACAGAACACGTTATTTTGCTGGATGGTAAAGGATAATAAACTAATGAATAACTAATACTAATTTTAAAACAAAATAATTAGCAATCAAAAAGAATAACCGCCCAATACGTTCAACGTTACCGCCATATCTTCACAGACCGAGCAGGCAGGTTAACAAATAGTTCCCGGATAGGCGGTCAAGCCACACCGGGATAGTTAACTGTTAGCTGAAATTAAATCACTTAACCCGAACCTTTCACGGGACTTCTGCGTGAGCAGAGGGCTTTCGGTTAATTATATCAAGTCTAAAATCTTTGTCTTTGCAATAGCGTCCAGCTTCATATCTTGAAGCCCCTGTTTCATGTATTCCGCTGCCTTTCTGTTGGCATCGTCCATGTCTTTTGCGGCTATTAGAACATAATACTTGTTCTCTTTTTCTTTCCCGTTTTCGTCTACGAAAATCTCAACAAGAGTAACCTTATAGAAGAACTCATCTTCCTGCTTCTCATTGACAATCTCACGTATCTTACTCCGGCTGATTGCGAAAACATCACACTCACCGTTGTATAGCTCATTGCCTTTCAATTCCACATGACCGAAAAGCTCATCATCGGTTATGTAATGTTCGGTGACTTCCTTTTCATCGCCTTTCTCGTTAACCTTGTTTACTTTTAGCTTAAATTCGTACAGCATGATATTATATGTTTATAGGTTACACATTAGAACGGGAGGTCGTCTTCCCCGTCAGTCTGTAGGGATGGTGCATCCACCGTAGCCGCAGCATTCCCGGAACCCTCAAATTCATAAGGCTTGAAGTCTCCCAGGTAAACTTTTGACTTGGCTTCTGCTTCTGCCTTGTTCGCATCCTTATACTGCTTTGATAAGTATTGTTTGCAGTAATGGGTATTGCCGTATTGGCTCGGCTCTCTACGCTCATTAATATTAACGTTAAGATAGACGGCTTTTGCTTTCAGGTTCTCGTCCATACTTACATAAAGGTCGTTTTCTTCTATCGGAATGACAACGCATTTCTTATTCTTGATTGTTGCTATGCCCGCTTTTTCGAGCTTTAGCAAATTTACGCTTCCGGTTAAATTCATTTTTTATTCAGTATTTGATTAATGATTTTGTTTGCTTCGGTTATCCGTCTCTCAAATTCAGCGATTACGGCATCGTCCCTTGTTATCTCTACAATGTGAATGTTATGTTTCAGGAAAGGGCAGAAAACGACAAAATCAGCTTTGCTCAATCCTGTACAGGACATCTCCGCTTGTACTTGGTAGAAGTATAGAGGATTTACTGATTTAAGCGTATCGTTATCCTTAACCTCATTCATATACTCCATGAACTTTTTAGGAGTTGGGCATTTTATTTCCACCACCTTTCTTAAGCCGTCTTTAATCGCTATGCGGTCGGGAGAAGCGGAGAAGTAAGGTATTGTAGGGTGCTGTATACTTTCGCACTCTTCAAGTTCGCATCTTGTGACAAGCTGGTAACGTTCGGCGGCAAAATCTTCATTTTCGTGTCCGAACTCTATAAACTTGTTGTTGATGCTTACCTGGTTTTGGTATATCTCAAACAGATAATCATCTTCAATATACTTAGGGAGTAGGTTTCTTTCTGCTGCGACTTCATACATGTATGAAAGGGCTGTCTTCCCAAACAGCTCCCCTTTCTTTCCGCTTGTCATTAAGTCCCCGATGCGACTTCCCGTAAAGTTCCCCAGGCGTTGGCGAAGCCATCCAAAACTACCCTGTTCAATCATTTTGTCTCAGTATTAAATAATTCGCCTGTATTTTCATCGACAACTTCCGCTTCCTGCAAAGCCTCTTTCATTGCATTGCGTCTGGCTTCCTCATTGTCGGGATTGTCATTGTACGACACTTCGGCTTCGTCTATGTCGGTTTCTGCCAGGTTATCCTTTATAATAGCCTGGTCGAATGTTTGGGCACGTTGCATTTCAATACTTAAGATACCAAACTTAGAAAGTAGCATTTTTAAAACTGTCTTCTTTGCCATAGAGTCAAAGTCGGTAGACCATATGCCTGTGCCGCGTTTATACGTTTGTGAAAACTTCCTTCCGTGTTTTTCGCAATCTTCCTTGCTCATATAGAGAAACTTCTCAAAACCGTTGATGAGACTGAAATAAGCCATATAGCCTACTATCTTATCAGAAGCGCGTTCTCCAAATTCATATTCTCCGGTAAATCGGTTCGACTTCTTTATCTCCCCCTCATATATCTCATTTACGTTTATTGTCTTATATTGACCGCTACGCATAGCAAGTTGAACAAAACCTCTCCAGCCCATTTGAAATTGCGCTTGATTGCCGTAAGGGACAACGTAAGCAAATCCGAGATTGGGATTGATAGGTAAATCTAAAGTAGCTGCTACCACAGCGGCATTCATGATAGACTGTGGTTCTGCCTTTTGAAGCAATGTATTGCTATTGGCAACCGCTACTATCGAACTGATAAATCCCGGCGCTTTCTTTCCGAGAATTTCTTTGAAACGTGCTTTCACATTGTCATTCGCAAGCATTGATTTAAGCTGCGGGATTGTCGTTATTGTACTCATTATAAATGTTTTTTAGTTTAACAATATCTTGGTAGCCCTTGACTAACGCAAAGAAACATCCTTTCGTCTTCGAATTCGTCAGGTGTATAATCATATTGATTACATTCGAGTTCTGCGCGCAACTCCTCAATATCTTCCTCTATAAGCTGAATGATTTCTTCTTTTGAAGAATAGCCGTATTTGGGAAGATATTCCAAATCACAAGCTTTGACTTCGTTCAGCTCCTTGTACAGTTCTTCAAGTTCATTTTCCATTGTATTGTGTTTTTAGACCGCCCGTACAAGGTTAAAGGGAAGCGGTGCGCACTTCGCTTCTCTCACGGCTTTTAGTACGGTAATAGCACTACCTTTGATGCGGCTGGAATGAAATTGCTATTTCATTTCCACTGCTTCTCCATTTATTAAAGTATAGAATGTATCTTCTTTGATTGACTTACCGTCTACTTTGAACGCTTTGACTGAAATGATAGGATAAGTGTTCTCATCCCATTCTCCACGTTCTGTAAGCACAATCCAGCATCCTAATGCTCCCTTTGCCTTGCAATCCTTTCCGGCAGCAAGAGCTATGCTTTCTTTGCCGGTAGCTGATGCAGCGCCTTGGTTGCCGGTAGCTGATGCAGCGCCTCGGTTGCCGGTAGCTGATGCAGCGCCTCGGTTGCCGGTAGCTGATGCAGCGCCATAGTCGCCGGTAGCTGATGCAGCGCCTCGGTAGCCGGTAGCTGATGCAGCGCCTTGGTAGCCGGTAGCTGATGCAGCGCCATAGTCGCCGGTAGCTGATGCAGCGCCTTGGTAGCCGGTAGCAATCTTTTCCTTTACCCACTTACATTTGCTGAAAGTGAACTTGATTGCCGCATCAACAATGCTTTTAATACTTAACTCTGCTCCTATGTGGATTTTTGAGCAAGCAATTTTGGTATCATCCGTATCAACATCCATATCCCCGCTTCCTTCAACTTCATGGAACTTATTCATTCCAATGTATGCAGGAGGGTAATAGCCAAATACATCTAAGGGATGAAGACAATAGTGGAAACCATTACTACAAGCGCTTATATCACCTTGTTCTTCGTAATCTTTTCCCTCTTCATATTTAAAATCCCTGCAAGTCATATCAGAGTTGAAGCCTTTGAACCCTTTTATCTTACTGAATTCTTTCGGGATAGTAACATTATCAGGAAGGTTTGCTCTGAGAGCCATATATGCCATATAATTTGTATCAAACCCCGCTATTCCCGTCCCAATGGCGGTAAGAAGAAACTCCTTTTCAGGATGTTCGTTGGCAAAATTCCGCAAGTTACCCAAATAGGTTATCAAATCTTCTTCTGTGACTTTCTCCATATCTTCATTCAGCGTAGGAATAGCATAGGATTGCCCTTGCAATCCTTCGGCTTGTCCCATGATTGCACCGAATTTCTCAACTGCTAATCTGGCTGCTCCACCGGCATGGTTACCGTTCATATTACTGCCAAAAACAAATATTTGATTCTCTTTAAGTTCCTGAATATTTTCAGGAGTAAATTTCTTTTTCA